CAGCAAGAGACATTGGTGGTGTATCATTTGATGGTTCTGCTGCTATTAATTTACCTGGTGTTAATGCTAATCAAACAGATGCTACTTTAACATGGGCTGGAAATGCTGCTAATGCTTCTAATGCTACTACTGCTGACCGAATACAAAATGGAACACCCTTAAGTGATAATGATACAGGAACTGCAGGTGAAATAAGATATGATGCAAACTATATATATGTATGCATTGCTGCAAATACTTGGAAAAGAGTAGGAATATCGGCACCATTCTAAATATCAACTCAAAACAAAACAATATAAACGATTTTATCTATTTTCTAATAATAGATGGATTCTACACAACAACTCGAAGATTTAAAGGCTCAAATTGAGAAAATGCCCAAAACTCATCAACTTGAAATTCTCAAAATAATGAAATCTAGTCCCGATGTAAAACTCAACGAAAACAAAAGCGGTGTTTACATAAATCTTTCGTTCCTACCAAAGGACGTTCTACCCAAAATACAAGACTATCTTGTCTATGTAAAAGACCAAGAAAATGCTCTTCGCAGCATTGAAACACAAAAACAAGACTACGTAAAGACTTATTTCGAAAGCGACGAAGAATATCCAGTCTCAACTGCTATGTAATATATAAAATGAGTTAAAGAATACTCGCCCTATATACATAACATGGCTTGCTCGTTACTCAATCAAATTTTTTATAACCATAAGAAATTTGATACTCCTGAAGATATACATGCATGGGAACCTTACATGCTCAACGAAACCTATATTCAACAATATGTTCCAAAAATAATTATGAATGAACCTGAAATCGAAACCAATATTGAAAATGTTCCTGCTCCTCCACCTGTCCATAATATTGAGAAGATAACACTTCCAAAATCAGTGTTATTCTCTCCTCGAAAAGAAGACACTCTGTTTTGGTCAATCTATGTTCTCCATCATGGAGAAGCTGAATATACAATGATTGGTGGGAAATATAAAAACGCCGAATTACAAGAAAAACAAAACGTGTTGGCGTATATTCAACAAAATCGCAATCTGATTAAAAGTTGTGCACATACAAACGGCGTCAAATTATCCAACGTTCGTATACAAGAAACTGCCGCTGAAATGATGATTAATAAAAAGACATCATGGTATGCATTTCACGTGATGTGTATGTTTTATAAAATCAATGCATTCATTGTTCAAGATGAACTCTATATGAAATTCACAGTTGACCCCGAACATAAAACATATATGTTTGAGCGTAACCAAGATGGACATATTTCAATCGATGTTGTTCCCATGCACATTGAACGTGTAGCCGAAATTGAAAATAATCTCTTACACGTTGACCCATTTCTTCCCAAATTACTCAAGGGTGTATCTACATACAAAATCCCTGAATTAGAAGAAATGGGTAGAAAGTTGCGCGTTGCTCCAACAGTGACTAAACCCAAAAAAAATGATTGGTATGACGTGATTATTAACAAGTTGGTAAATATGCTAATACAAAATTGATAATAAATGATGGAAAATAATATATGAATAAGATATACTATTTATATATTATGAATGAAACGTTGGATAAGGAGTCTATAAAAAGACCAGATTCACCCGATTATCCTCCACCTACACATGATTATCGTCCCCCTTCACCCGATTATCCTCCATCGAAATCAACCTCGCCGGTAGAGTCACCACCTGAACATATGGTGAAAAAGGATACGCGCCCGGTGAATTCTAAGTCTGACTTTGAAGCCATGGTGGAATTTTATTTAGCCGATAATCCATTCCTAAAAAAACGTGGAGGTGGTGTAAGTGAACTGGAAATAAAATTTGGTACAAATACAGAAGTTGCTCGACCATTGTCCAAAATCGATTATGATAATGTGGTAAAGCAATTTTACGGAGCAGGATTTACAACAGGTCAACCCGATGGAGTAAATTACTTACGCATTAATATTGAAGATTATCTGGACAAAAAAACTGGACAGTACAGAATGTCCAATGTTCGTGCTGAAATCGCAGGTATGGACCTTATTCAAGAATATTGCCGAACAAATAATCTACAAAAGCTTATCGACCTCCCATCAACTTCCTCGGCAATAGCCGATAAAATTAAATTCACAAGAAAGGCTCCCCCATATATAGGTGATAATCGCGAAACAAGTAAACCACTTCAATCTGTTGAATTTCCAGACCACAATTTTCGCGTATCTTATCAATATGAAACAGATTATTCAATACGGTCGGATACCGCGATGAGGATGTTGTCGAAATGGGTTGATACAAAGAAAAACTTTCGTTATATTAATCGTGTTCGATTATCACATCCCGAATATCCGATATTCGTAGATATCAGTATTGTAAAAAGTTCAGCGAAAAAAAACAAAAAGGTTTTCATTCCTCAATATACAGTTCAAGAAGCACGTCTATTTACTAACGAAGAATCCTATGAAGTTGAATTAGAGATAGATAATTCCCGCGTTGGTATTGGAACAAATTATAAAACAACAGCACAATTAATGAATGCTATTCGTAAATGCACTCGTATTGTGTTAAGTGGACTACAGGGGACCAGTTATCCGATAGCATACAGCGAATGTAAAAAAATTCTTTCACATTATATTCAGACTACTCGCGGAGAAGAATACACGAAAGAATATATCGCGAAATTATTCAGTCCAAAAGATTACATACGTGAAAAGGCCAAAAGAAATTTAAACAAACATTTCATAGGTCCTAGTTCGTATACCTTGCAATTAAGTAATATTGCCGAAATTCCTGAAGACGGAGAACGTTTAATAACCGACCCAAATATTCGCGAAAATTATACTGTGACGGATAAAGCCGATGGCGACCGAAAAATGTTATACGTTGCTACAAATGGACACATGTATATGATTGATACAAATATGAATGTTATCTTTACCGGTATCATTACCCGAGATAAAGAATTGTATGATACCATAATGGACGGTGAACATATCAAATATGATAAAATGGGCAAATTTGTAAATTTATATGCAGCATTTGATATCTATATTCTCAATGGTAAAAATGTTCGCGAACTCGATTTTGTTCCTATGAATGATGTCGACCTTCCTGCAAACTTTAGATTACCCCTATTACAAGACGTAATGCGAAAATTAAAGCCAATCTCCATATTAGATAAAGATTCCGGGAATAGTGACCCACATAAAAAACATGTTCCCAAAGATGGTGTTGCCCAACATTCATGTTGGTTAACGGTGAAATGCAAAGACTTTTATTCAACGCGAGATGGTTCCATTTTCCAACAATGTTCAACCATATTATCAATGGTGAATGACGGTTCATATGAATATAACACCGATGGACTCATATTCACACCTACATCGACCGGTGTGGGAGGTGAGCGTTCGGGACATGCTGGACCTATGAATAAATACACATGGCCCAAATCGTTTAAATGGAAACCACCTGAATTTAATACGATTGATTTTAATGTCTCGATTAAGAAGGATAAAACAGGCAAAGACGAAATCCATAATGTATTTCAAGATGGATTGAATATGGCTGCATCAACTAATATTACTCAATATAAAACACTGGTTCTACGCAGTGGATTTAATAAAAAGATGCATGGATATATAAATCCTATGTTAAATGTTATTAATGACCAGCTTCCCGCACCAGGTAATAAAGATGATGAAAGTGAATATAAACCTGTTCCATTTCAACCAATTAATCCATATGATCCGAATGCATCATTATGTAACGTAAAGTTGACTGAAAACGGCTCTGGTAAGATGGTCATGATGACGGAAGAAAATGAATATTTTGAAGACGATATGATTGTTGAATTTAGCTATGACCTTACAAAAACGGGTCCATGGAGATGGGTTCCATTACGCGTTCGTTATGATAAAACAAATGAACTTCGTTCAGGTGGAACAAATTATGGAAATCCATATCATGTTGCTAGTAGTAATTGGAAATCAATTCATAATCCCATTACGCATAAAATGATTACCACCGGAGAAGATATTCCGACATATATCGGAGAAGAAGTATATTATAATAGAAAAGGAAATGAAAATAATACGCGTTCTCTTCGCAAATTTCATAATTATATTAAACGTAAACTTATTGTGGGAGTAAGTAATCGTGGAGACACTCTTATCGATTATGCTGTCGGTATGGGAGGTGACTTAGCAAAATGGACATCTGCAAAATTGGGTTTTGTATTTGGAATTGATTTATTTCCTGATAATATTGAACATCAAGTTAATGGCGCATGTGCTCGATATTTAAATGACCGCGGACAATTTGTAAATACCCCAGATGCGCTATTCGCAGTGGGTAATAGTAAATTACTAATTCGTAGTGGTAAAGCACCAACAAGTGAACGCGACAAGCAAGTAACAAATGCTATCTTTGGACAGGGACCGAAGGATAAGGATGAATTGGGTGCAGGTGTTTATAAGCATTATGGTATTGGAGAACACGGGTTTAATGTAAGTTCTGTTCAATTTGCACTCCATTACTTCTTTGAAAGTGAACGAATTATGCATACCTTCTTACGAAATGTATCTGAATGCACCAAATTAAACGGATATTTCATAGGCACATGTTATGATGGTCAAACTGTATTCAATCTACTCCAAAATAAATACAAAGGAGAAAGTATTATGCTCGAACGTAATGGTGATAAAATATTTGAAATAGCAAAACAATATGACCATACTGGCTTTCCGGAAGATGAATATTCTTTGAATTATCAGATTGATGTGTTTCAAGAAAGTATTAACAAGACGTTCCCTGAATACTTGGTAAACTTCAAATATCTTCAACGTGTAATGGAAAACTATGGATTTACTATTATTTCCAAAGAAGAGGCAAACACAATGGGTTTACCGAACGGAACAGGACTATTTGACGAAGTATTTGGAACAGTTGATTCAGATATAGAAGAGAATTATCGTCTTAAGAATGATTTAAAAACCATATTAAATATGAGTAAAGAAGAAAAGCGGATTTCCTTCTTAAACCGATATTTTGTATTCCGAAAAACACATAACGTGAATGCAGAGAAGGCTGCAAAGCTGATGATGGTTCATCGCGATGATGAAGACGACGATGACGTTGATAAAATAATTCAACGCACACAAAAAGAGGACGAGAATATGGAAAAAACGAAAACTGAAACAAAATCCGTTATTCGCAAGCTGCCTGGTAAAAAGACTCGTCTCACTATTGGTCGCAGTGACCCGGCAATTACTGAGATTCGAATGGTTGAACCATCTATCTCAACTGGAAAAAAAGTGGTTATAAAACGTCAAAAACCTAAACCAGATGCCTAATTGTATAATACTATTATGAATATTTTGAACACATATATGTTAGCGTGTTCAAATTATATAAACAGAAAGATTGTATAATTATATCGAATC